AGTATGTTACAAATTCATCTGGATCTCAGGTATTTGGATTAGACAGTGTTCAATTTAATATAGATTATCCAGACTTACCAATATACTCTGGAAATACTTATGATACATCATCAGCAATTTTGAATTCATACGTAACACTACAATATATTCAAGATGGATCAAACAAAGACATTCTAGATTCATCATTTACTACAAGCATATCTCCATCAAAATATGGAACTATAGATCCATCATCAACATGGTCTACAACAAAATATGAACTTGTAAATGGAACAGTAATAACAATGCCAAGTAATAACTTTACTATTGGAAAGTCGTTATCAGATTTAGCACTTGTACTGCACCTTGAGGCAAATATTCCAGGAATTAATAATTCACCATTAAAGATTAAGTATTTACAGTTAGCAAGTAGAGCCTTAAGTTATGGAACTGGAAATTCATATGGAAATAGAATTAATGCTATAGGTACTAAATTTGGAAAGCCAATATATCCATATAAAACAGTATCTGGAACTAGAGATTATCAAATTAAAAATCAGATAAAGATAGGTAAAACAATAAATCCATATCTGTACCTGACTAGCCAAAGCGGTATTCAGATATCTGGACAATATGATCCAACAGTTGACAGAGGAATTTCAATATCAATTAATGATAGACAGGCTTCCGCATACTCTATTAGTAGTTTTCAGTTATCACTTCTATATGCACAAGATTCATTCCCAGCAACACCTAATAAGATATTTGAAATTGGTCCAATTGCTGGAAGTTTTGGGAAAAATAGATTTTATGTGGTTCAGGGAAATACATCTAGCAGAGGAAGAATCTTTTCAACAAGTGTTGGTCAGCAGATATCCTCGGTATCTGGAACTGGAACATTGACATATACTACTTCACAAAGTCATAATTTAGTTGTAGGAGATGTTATAAGCATAACTGGAGCGAACTATTCATTATTTGAAGTATTGGTAACATCGACACCATCTGCAACTCAATTCGTAGTATCTGGAACACCATCTGGAACAATAGATGCATCCACTATAGTTGAAAAACATTCAACAACTGACATAGTTATGTATTTAAATGGAAATGTTGTTAGAAATCCATACCTCAATATAAGAGAATGGTCAACAATATCTATTTCATACTCAACATTCTTAGATATGAAAAACTCTATTGGTGAATTTGTTATAACTGGACCAGTATTATTTAATAATATTTCATATTATACAATCGATCCAACCCTACAAGGTCAACAGTTAATCACAAGAGCATGGTCTTCAGTTGCTGCATCAACATGGACTAGTGCAAAGACATATTCTATTAATGGACTATCATCATGGCAAGCACTTGCATTATCTAGCATCAATGTTTCGTATGCACTAAATCCATCATATATCTATAAAATATTCTTAGGAAATAACAAAGTAATATCCGATGCAGATAAGAAAACTGGTATTATAAAGTTACGATCATACGAATATAGAACATATCTTGGTTCCCAGTCGTCCTATTCATACTTCACACCAGCATAATATGGTATACTAGTGGTTATGGATTCATTCGATAAACAACTTCTAAGTAAAGTAAAAAATTCTCGTGTCAAGGTCATTGACGAGCCATTTTCCAATGTAGGAATTTATGTATGGCAACTACCTTCTGGAAAATTCTTCACAGATGGTGAAGGTAATGCTCTTAGTATCGCCTCCATGAAGGATGATCTTTCAAAGCAAAAAGAACTATCAGATGCAGCAAAGTATTATGGAGAACCAGAAGGTAAGGCTGTATTTTTCCCAAATGTTCGTAAGATTACCGATGAAGAATATAGTGAACAAAAGGACAGAATGATGCAGGGATATATTCCATCAGAGAATGACCTCGGTGCATTAATTGCTGCAAAGAAAACAGCGGAGGCATTCGGATATAGTGATTAACGAAAATGATGGATACGAAAGATTCCCAATAATTAATACTAGTTGGGATAATGCAGTCGAAGAAATTAATAAATTTGCTGACTCAGATATCTTTACAAAAACTTGGGAAGACATTAAAACATTTAATGGAATGAGTCAAAACTTTAAACGTAGGGCTGCTCGCATTGCAAAAATGGAGTATACAGATGCATACATAGATGATGCTAATGCAGTTCAAAGCGGTACTAATGATGCTAAGTCAAAAGCCCTAAATCCAGGTGTAGTTTATAGAAATGCCTATGGTCTATTTGATGTTATTACTCCACCATATAACTTATACGAATTAGCAAACTATTACGATACTTCTTTTGCAAATCACGCTGCTATTGATGCCAAGGTAGAGAATACAGTAGGTCTAGGATATGATTTTGTAGTATCTGACAAGACTACGATTAAACTTGAAATGGCAGATAACCAAGATGCAGTTAATCGTGCCCGTAATAGAATTGAAAGACTTAAGATTCAACTTCGTGATTGGATTGAAAATCTAAACCAAGATGAAAGTTTTACTAGTATTATGGAAAAGGTATTCACAGATGTTCATTCAACTGGAAATGGATATATTGAAATCGGTAGAACAACCACTGGAGATATCGGGTATATCGGTCATATACCAACCACTACAATGCGTGTACGCCGTATGCATGATGGATTCGTTCAGATGATTGCAAATAAAGTTGTTTACTTCCGTAATTTTGGTGCCAAGAATGTAAATCCAATTACTGATGATCCACGTCCTAATGAGATTATTCACATTAAGGAATATTCACCACTAAATACTTTTTACGGAGTACCAGATGTTCTTGCTGCAATGCCAGCGGTATTAGGAGATGCTCTAGCAGCACAATACAACATTGACTTTTTCCAGAATAAGGCTACCCCTCGTTACATTGTAACTCTTAAGGGTGCACAATTAACTGCTGAATCTGAGGATAAACTATTTAGATTCCTTCAATCTGGTCTTAAAGGACAGAATCACAGAACTCTGTATATTCCACTTCCAGGAGATTCAGAAGGAAACAAAGTTGAATTTAAGATGGAACCAGTAGAGAATGGTGTTCAGGAAGCATCATTCTCAGCATACCGTAAGCAGAACCGTGACGATATTCTTGTTGCCCACCAAGTCCCACTTTCTAAACTGGGTGGTTCAGATGCTTCTCAACTTGCTGCTGCACTTTCACAAGACCGTACTTTTAAGGAGCAGGTAGCAAGACCAGCACAACGTAATCTTGAAAAGATTCTAAATAAGATCATTCGTGAAAAAACTGATGTTCTTGAACTTAAGTTTAACGAACTTACTCTTACTGATGAACTTGCTCAATCACAAATTCTTACGAATTATGTTAAGAACCAGATTATGGTTCCTAATGAGGCTCGTGAGGTTCTAAATCTTCCAGAGCGTGAGGATGGAGATACTCCAGTAATTCCTAATCCTCGCCAGGCTGCAGATGCTAAGGCAAATAATAATAAGACTAGAACTAGAGATGCACAGCGTCAACAGAATCAGGCTGACAATACTGCAACAACATCTGGAAGAAATCCAAAGGGAGAGGGTAGATCCTCACAATAGTGTATAATAGTTATTTATAACGATTAGATAAAAAAGGGTCTATAATATATTAGTATGAACATTCAAAAAGCACACTGGGATACCAATGGAGAAAACATTCGTGTATCCATGTCCTTCAGCAAAGTAGATGCAGAACGTAGAATCGTTAGCGGTTTTGCAACACTTGATAATGTTGACCGTCAGAATGATATCGTTACCCCAGAAGCCTCAGCAAAGGCTTTTGAAAATTTCCGTGGTAACATTCGTGAAATGCACAAAGACATTGCCATTGGCAAAATGGTTTCATTTAAGCAGGATAAATACTTTGATCCAACAACAAAGAAGTTTTATTCAGGAGTATATGTTTCTGCTTACATTTCTAAGGGTGCTCAGGATGCTTGGGAAAAAGTTCTAGATGGAACCTACTCAGGATTTTCAATTGGCGGTAGAATGAATAAATATGATAACGCTTATGACGAAGGTATGGACAAGAGCATCCGTATCATTAAAGATTACACATTGACAGAATTATCTCTAGTAGATACACCAGCAAATCAATTTGCAAATATCTTATCAATTGAAAAATCAGACAGTATTAATAATGAAACTGTTTTAGAAAATGTATTTTGGGATAAGGAAACTGGACTAGTAATGTTATCAGAAGATGAAGCAATGACTAGTCCAACTTCTGGAAACCAAATGAAGAATATAGGTTTTGTTGAAAAATCAGATGATGATAAAGTAGACATGATAAAGTTCTTAGTTGACAGTGCTAAAGGCATGACAATTGAGACTAACAAGGAGGAAAAGACTATGGCAGATGAAGTTCTAAAGAACGATGTTGTAGAGGATGTCGCTCCAGAGGCAACTGAGGCAGTAGAGGAAGTAACCGAAGAGGCTGCTCCAGAAGTTGTAGAAGAAGTTGTAGATACTCCTGCAGAAGAGACAGCAGAAGAAGTAGAGAAGTCAGACGCTGTTTCTGATCTTGCTACTGAAATTAAGGGTACTCTAGCAACAGCCTTTAGCGATATTCTTGATGTAGTTAAGGCACAAAGTGCTGAAATTGCAGAATTGAAAAAGTCATTAGGTATTGTCACAGAAAAGGCAGACCTTGCAAATGCAAAACTTGAGGATGCAGAAAATGGCTTTAATAATCTTGGGAAGCGTATTGACGCAGTTGAGGCAGATACTGCTTTCCGTAAGTCTGGCGATCTAGGCGAGATCGTACAGGAACCAGCAATGGTTGAAAAATCAAATAAATCAATTTGGGGCGGTAGTTTCCTCACAACAACCGATCTACTAAAATAACAATCACTGGGAGGTGAAATATATGTCGGAAGAAATTATTAAAAATAATCCATCAGGTGCTACTCCATCAGCATATCCAAATGCTGAAGGTGGTATGAGTTCTGGTGGAATCGGTGGAGTTACTTCACCTGCTGCACACTTCTTGGGAAACAACACCCAGGGTGCAGGAGCGAACTTCGGTAACACAGGCTTACCAACTGCAGTAAACCCATCGTACACTAACAACCCAGGTTATCCAGGTGCTGGTATCCTACGTCCTGAGCAAGCGAATCGTTTTATCGATTACATTTGGGACGCTACCACTCTTGCTAACGATGGTCGCCGTGTAACTATGCGAGCCAACTCAATGGAACTTGAGAAGGTAAACGTTGGTGAGCGTGTGATCCGTGCTGCTAACCAGGGTGACGCAACTTTCCAAAACACAGGTGCTACCTTTACTAAGGTAGAACTTACAACCAAGAAACTACGTCTTGACTGGGAAGTATCTGCAGAAGCACTTGAGGACAATATTGAGGGAGGTGCACTTGAGGACCACTTAGTACGTCTTATGACTAACGCTTTCGGTAACGATATCGAAGACCTAGCCATTAACGGAACTGGTACTGGAAGTGACGCATTCCTATCAATCCTCAACGGTTTCACACACCGTACACAGACTGATGGGTTCTCTCACCAGACTGTTGTTCCAACCAAGGCTGTCAGTGCAGACTGGACAACTTCTGATCTTCAGAAGATGATCCTTGCTATGCCACGCCGTTACCGTGCAATCCAGAGTGGACTTAAGTTCTATGCTGGTACTGATGTATTTGCAAATATTGTAAAGAACAACGGTACAGTATTTACTGCTATTGGTTCAACTGAGGCTGCTCGTGGCTCATACCTTGGCGGTGTTGACCAGACTATTGGTGGAGCACGTCAGAGCCGTGTTCTTGGTATTAACCTTCTTGAGGTTCCATTCTACCCTGCGGACTATGTAGACCTTACATTCCCACAGAACCGTATTTGGGGCTTCCAGAGAGACATCACCGTTAACCGCTTCTACGTTCCAAAGAAGGACACAATTGAGTACACTGTATTCGTTCGTTTTGGAATTAACTGGGAAGAGCAAGACGCTGTTGCCTACGCACTCAAGGCTGCATCATAAAGATAGCATAACCTTTTTAGAGGGGGCAGGAGTTAACGCTCCTGCCTCCTTTATTTTAATGATATAATTAATGAATAAAGGAGGATTATCATGTCCGAAAAGAAAGAAGTAGAAACTCCAGCAGTAGATAATGTTGTTGTTTCAGACATAGAGGAGTCTGGAGAAGGTCCAGGCGTTGCACCTCTAGATTCAGGTGCTATTGGTAGCACTACAGTAAAGCACAAGCCACGTCCAGCAAAGGTAGAAAAACCAGAGGTAGTTGCAGCAGAAGAAAATAAAGTTGCAGTTCTATCAAATGGAAATATTCACTGGGACGAAGTTGGATCACTAAAGACAGGTTATAACCTTGTAACCGAAGAAGCAGCAACAAAGTGGACAACTCTTGGTGGTGTACGCCTCGCAACTCCAGAAGAAGTTGCCAAGGAGTTTAAGAACTAATGGAGATTTTGAGAGTTCCACCATATCCTATTACAACTACATGGGGTGTACCAGATGCTAACCATGCATACGTAATCTATGTAGAGGATGTGGTGGATCACTCAATTGAAACAACTTCTGTAACCTCAGATGCAAATGCACAAGTTGAATACATTCTTCCACGTTCAAAAGTACAGTTCGATCGTGATTTTGCATTAAGAATCTATGATACAAATCTCGCAGGAGAGATTGTAGTAGACTCTAATTTAACAGTTTATAGACCATATGTTGATCCAAATCTATTAGGAACAACTGCCTCAGAGGTTGCTGAGTATAAAAGATTAGAAATTATTGCTCGTTCAATAATGGATGCATATCTTGGAAATGATTCAGCAACTGGTGAAGGATTCTACAACCACAAACTTATTGTCCAGGGTATTGGAGATGGAACAGACTATTACCCTATTTGGCATAATCCTAAACGTATTCTAAAAGTATACGAAAACAATGTCCTTGTATATGATGGAGATACACCATCAGACTATCCAGTACAATATGTAATTTCTCCAAATAACTCTTCAATTATGAGAGTTGAAAATGGACTATACAACAGATTTGAGCAATCTCCAATTAACCTACCACAGGCTGTAGGAGACGTTGGTCCATATGGAATCACTTATGGCTCAACTGCATTTCCTAAAGGTAATGACTATGTATTCATTCTTGACGTAGGATATAAGGCTGTTCCACCAGATGTAGAGCAAGCAGCAATAATGCTTATTGACGATTTAAAGTGTGGAAGAAATGAATATTACAAGAGATTTGTTTCTACATACAACACAGACCAGTTCAGCATTAAATATGACCCACAATTCTTAGGGGGTACTGGAAATAACATTGTAGATAAGATTCTTAATGGATATAAGGGCGATGTTATTAAGCCAGGAATTCTATAATGGCTAGTTGTGAATCTACTGATTTTCTTTACCCACTTTTAGCAGACATTTACTATCCTGTAGTTGAACAAGGTGCTTATGGAAATCTTAAAAAGACTTGGGTTTTAGATAGAAGTATTGCTGCAGCATTTAATCCTGCAGGTAGAAAATTTCAACAAGATGTTCAGGCAGATGTAAACATTACAATTGATAATGCCATTATGGGAAGAACTAGATCAGATATTACACAATCAGATAGAGGAGAGTATAACTCTATGACTAATATAATTATTGCTAATATTCGTGATGCTCAAGGAAATATTATTTATAATGAATCTGCAGGTCCACGTGTAGGTAAATCAACTCTATTTGAAATTGCAACTTTTAATCCAATTGTCGGTCCATTTGGAACTACAGACTACTTTAAACTGGTTCTCAGACGTTCTGACAACCAGGCGGTAGACCTTTGATAACTGTAAAATTTGATGATGCTAGATTTATGAAAGAAATGATGAATGTCATAGGATATTCTGAAGGATTCTTAGATGGAATAAAACAAGGTGAAAAAGAATTTTTAAAAGGCTTTGGTGCTCAAGTCTTAGAAGTCCTAAAACTATATATAGATTCAAATGCTAGAATAAATCCGCAGCAACTCCAGCACGTATATGAGTGGTATCAGAATGGTACTCCAGACGGAAGACTGTTTGACATATCTTATCGTGTAACGGGAAATGGATTATCTTTTGGATATACTTTTAGCCAATCATCTACCATACAGAATGGATCAAATGTTCCATTTTATGACAAGGCTAGAATAATGGAAGAAGGCGTTTCAGTAACTATCAAACCAAGATCAGTCCTAGTTTTTGATGATAATGGTGAGGAAGTATTTACTAGAAAGCCAGTTGTGGTAGATCATCCAGGTGGTATAGAAGCACAAGATGGATTTAAAAAAATATTTAAAGAATTTTTTGATAACTATTTTTCTCAAGCATTTTTAGTTGCAAGTGGATTGGTTACATATTTAGAAAATCCAATAGATTTTAAAATTAATTTTAGAAAGGCAATTTCTGGCGGTAGATCTGAAGGCATTAGGGTTGGTATCAAGTGGATAGCAAAAGCAGGAACATTAGGGGTATAATATTATTATGGAATCAGTATTAAACACACCAATATTATGGATTAACGAATATCTTAAAGATAAGATGCAAGATCTTGGATTTGGAACAGTACCATTCTTTCCATCAACACCATCAACAATAAATGACTTAACTGAATTCTTTCCAGATGGTGGAGTTATGTGTACATACGATAAGATGATTCGTTTAAGAAAAAGTCCATTTCCGCACATAAAGGGCGAACAGGCTATTTATTATTTTTATGCAACTGCTCAAAACTCAATTATAAATATGATTAAAACCACAGAGCGTGTGTTACGCCTGATGGATAGACAAGATGAAACTGCAGAAGAGATTAATCTGTGGTGTAAACAAAAGGGATCGCTAATTGTTGAAGGTGAAACTGTATATCCAATATTTAATTTCCACTTTTTTAGAGTCTTCCAATTGCAAGAAACGAGAGATATAATAAACTTTAACACCACAAGAACATACGGTGGAAATAAGATTATTATTGAATATGAATATAATCCCACTCAAAATATAACATTTTAAAAACGCTGGTATACTAGTCTAGAGGAAACGCCACCCAATCATTCTATAGAAAGAAAAAGAGGTGAAAATCTATGGCTTATACAAGAGGTACAAGTGCTAACATAATCGTTGGTGCTGCTGCTTTATTCGTAACAAACTCTGGTCAATCAATTACCAGTTCTACTATTCCTGTTGCTGTAACAGGTGAATCCTACAAGGAGTCACTATCATTACGTTACAACACCACTGTAAAGAACGTTGGATATACAACTAATGGACTTGAGTTAACCTTCACACCAACCTTTGGTGATGTTAGCGTTGACCAACTTCTAGACGTTGCCCGTATTTACAAGTCTGGTATGCAGGTATCACTCAAGACAAGTCTTGCTGAAGGTACTCTAGAAAACCTTCTTCTAGCGATTGCACAGAAGAATGGTACTTCAAATGGTACTACCACTACAACTGGTACTGCAACTTGGACTGAAACTGTAGCCCTAACAGGTACAGCAACAGCAACATATGCTGCTACTACATCTGCAGGTGCTTACATTGATATCCTTTCAGGAGATCTTGGTGACTACCCAGTAGAGCGTTCTGTTGTTGCTGTTGGTCCTTCCAACATTGCAACTAGTGGTACAACAAATACTGACCAGAACGAGCGTGTATACATTGCATACCGTGCTGTTTCAATCCAAAACGTAACCATTTCCTCAAAGCGTGACGCTGCTACAGTGTTCGATGTTGAGTTCCGTCTACTTCCAGACAACAATGGTGCCTACGGAAAGATTGTTGACCGTACTTACTAAAATTTAATAATAATTTAATAGTGTGAGAACTGCTCAGGGAAACCTGGGCAGTTTTCTTTTGGTACAATTATATGATGGCAACAGAAATATATGAAACAAGAGAGATATACCTTTTAGATGGTAGGCTCATAGAACTATCCCCACTTAAATTAAAATATCTTAAAAAATTTATGAATAAGTTTGATGATATTAAAAAGGCAAAAAGTGATGCTGATGCTATTGGTAAAATTACTGAATGTTTGTTAGTAATAATGCCACAGTTTTGCCCAGACATAGATACTGTTGAAAAATTAGAAGATATCTTAGATATCTCAACAATGTACGAAATTCTAAATTTTGCAGCAGGTATAAAAAAAGAAGAGGCAGCCCCAGTTCAGGAAACAGAAAATACTTGGGATAATTTCGATTTAGCAAAGTTAGAAGCAGAAATATTTTTAACGGGTATATGGAAAAATTATGATGAACTAGAATCATCCATATCATTACCAGAACTTATGGCAACTCTAGAATCTAAACGAGACTTAGATTATAACGAAAAGAAGTTTTTGGCAGCAATGCAAGGAGTAGATCTTGATGAACAGGTCGGAGCACCTAAGCAAGATAATGTAGATCCTTGGGAAGCCATGAAGGCTAGAGTAGAGGCAAAAGTTAGTGGTATTGGTAACGGAGATCCTAATGATATTCTATCCTTCCAAGGTCAAAAGGCACATCAGGCAGGTTTCGGTATCGGAATGGGTCTTGAATATGGAACTGAATTATAATAGTCTATGTTATAATTAATGTACAAACCTATAGGAGGAACAATGGCTACAACCATTAATGAAGCAAAGCAGATCACACTATTAGACGGAACCGTCATTTCTGCTAGACCACTAAAACTATCACTACTTCGCAAGTTTATGGCGGAGTTTGATAAGATCGCAGAAGTTGCAGAAGATAATAATAAGTCACTAGATCAACTGTTAGTATGTGTAAAGATTGCACTTCAGCAATTTGGACCAGCAGTACTAGAAGGAACTGCTGATCTAGAGGAGTTGCTAGACCTCCCACTTGTGTATGAGATCGTTGAAGAAGCATCTGGAATTAAGATGCAAGACGCTGCTCTTCTTGGGGGCATTGCTTAAAACAAAGGGCGTGTAAATGAATGTCTGATATCGAACCTACAATAAAAGTCAATATTGATACTGGTAATGCTTTAGCCAATATCAAGGCACTTCAAAGGAACCTATCAGACTTTCATACAGCCATGTCAAAGGCAGGTGCTGAGGCATCTAGAGCATCTGCCAATATGCAACAAAACTTTATCAATAGCGTAAATGCTAGTGGTAAGTTTGCAGCATCCATCACAAGTATCAAGACTACAACAGAGTCTTTCACAACATCACTCGAAAAGAATAAATTCTCATTAGGAGAATACTTCAAGTATTCTGTTGGAGCATCAAAGAGTTTTGGAAAATTCTTCAAAACAGAGATGGATACTGTAGAAAAGGTTGCTCGTGAAAGAGTAAAAAGTCTACAGACACAATACATCCAACTAGGTCGTGATGCTAATGGTGCAATGAAGTCTATTGCAATTAGACCACTATTGCTTGACCTAAAAGACCTTGGAACACAAACCCAGATTGCTGCTCAAAAACAACAGATTCTAAATCAACTTCTTAAACAAGGTTCTACAAACCTTCTTAACTTTGGTAAGAATACTCAATGGGCTGGTCGCCAACTTATGGTTGGTTTTACTGTTCCAATGACTATGGCTGCTGCTGCTGCAGCAAAAGCATACATGCAAATAGAACAGGCATCTGTTAAGTTTAAACGTGTCTATGGAGACATGCAAACAACAACTGCAGAAACTAATAAGATGGCTGCAGCAGTTCAACAACTTGCTGCCAACTATACTAAGTATGGTGTAGCAATTGCAGATACAATGGATATGGCTGCCCAGGCTGCTGCTATGGGTAAAACAGGTAATGCTCTACTGCAACAGATTGACAATGCTACAAAACTTTCTGTTCTTGGTGGGGTAGACCAAAAGACAGCCCTAGATACAACAATAAGTCTTACAAATGCTTTTGGTGTGGCAACAGATAAACTTTCAACCAAAATTAACTTCCTTAACTCTGTAGAAAACCAAACAGTTCTATCCATTGAGGATATGACTACTGCTATTCCAAAGGCTGCTCCTGTTGTTAAGCAACTTGGTGGTAATGTAGAAGACCTAGCCTACTTCCTGACAGCAATGAAGGAAGGTGGAGTAAACGCATCAGAAGGTGCTAACGCTCTTAAGTCTGGTCTATCAGCACTTATTAACCCAACCAAAAAAGCATCAGACTTTTTGGCAGGATTCGGAGTAAATGTAAAGGCTATTGTAGAAAAGGATAAGGGAAATCTAAAACAGACAGTTCTTGATTTTGCAAAATCCCTAGATACCCTTGACCCACTAAATCGTGCTCGTGCTATTGAAATGATGTTTGGCAAATTCCAATTTGCTCGTATGTCTACCCTATTCCAGAATATTACTAAAGATGGCAGTCAAGCAGCCAAGGTAATGGAACTTGCTGCTAAATCTCCAATGCAATTAGCACAGATGGCAAATAAAGAACTTCAAAAAGTTCAAGATTCACCAATGTATAAGTTCCAGAAACAACTTGCAGACTTCCAACTAAAGATTGCTCCTATTGGCGAACAAATTCTTAAAATTGTTACTCCTGTAATGGGGTTCATTGGCAAACTTGTTGATGGATTCAATCACATGGGTAATGGATTGAAAAACTTTATTATTATTGGTTCTGCCATCGGTGGCATTATTGCTCCAGCACTTCTTATGGTTGTTGGTCTCGTTGCTAATGGTGCTGCAAACGTTCTTAAATTCCTATCAACAATTAAGGCATTCTTCAACAAAACAACTACTGCTAGTCAGACTCTTGGAGAACAAACTAATTATCTAACAGAAGAACAAATCAAGGCAGAAGCAGTCGCTGCATCACTTGACCAAACTCACAGAAGACTAACTCAGGCTTTTACATCTGAAGCAGAAGCAATTGCTATTTATCGTAGAGAGTTAGAACTTGCCAACGCTGCAGCATCTAGAAACCAAGCAGCGTCATTTATGCCTAGAAGAAAGTACGC